TCGTCTTCCTCGTCTTCTTCGTCAGCGCGCATACTGGTGCAGACGGAAGCGAGTTCTTCGGAAGCCTTGACAATGGCGCTAATCTGCCACCTTTGAACAGGCGAACCTGCTTCTATCATGTCAAGGATGTTCTTCGCTGCGTTGATGGCGATCTTGAGTTCCTTCTGGGTCATTTCGTCGCCCGGGTACTCGTCAGCGCCTTCGTTGATCTTCTGCGCGAATATTTCTCGAAAGGTCTTCATGGGTTGTTGCTCCTGTGAGGTCGGTTGGTCTTTGCTATTTATCGACCTGGAGCACTAGGTTCACTCGACAAACCTTCTTGTGAAACGCGCCTCGCACAACCCACATTCACAGTTTCGCCAGCGGCGACAGTAGAAGACTTACGATCAAAGTCGTCATACCAGGTGATTAGATACACGATGCGATCCTCTCCATCTTACGATGTAACTCTACACCGGCAAAACATAAATGTCAATTGTTAGTTCTTAACCAGACCATACATAGTAACAACCTTGAATTTCACGCTCCACCCGAGAGCCTTATACTCAGCGATCCGCTCGAGCCCTTCTTCTTCGGAACCCACTAGGGTGTGAAACGTTGTTCCGTTGTCATAATAGTTTGTGCTCACGACTGCATAGAACGCCGTGAATACTTCTACACCTGGAACAGAATCTTGGATTGCGCGGATTTCAGTAGACGTGAGAGTTTTCATTTTGTCACCCAAAAGGTTGGTTATCACTTTTCGTCAGCATCACACGTTCTCTCGCATTTTCAGGTACTCATTGATGTCATCTTGAATATCACCGAGAGTGATGTGCCCGCCTTGCCACTCAGCATACAGTCGCTTACGTTCGGTTTCCATGTTGATTTCCAGCCCAGTGAGGTTCTTCACATGAACTGCGTGAAGGTAGACAAGATCACGAATCTTGCGCTGGATAAGTTGTTTGGGTTCATCTGTCATCATGGTTCCTTCATACAGGATTCGCTGCAAGGTGTCAAGAGCGAAAACTTCGTTTGCATAAATAACACACAAGGTGCAGGAAATACGAAATTCATCGTAAGAGGCAAGCGTGAAGTAGATACAGTCTACCGTTCATGAGGAATAGTTGAGTTCGCACTTAGGTGCCGGTGGGGTTCCGCTCAACATCTTGCATCGTTTAGTCGGGGGCTTCGGCCCCCGTTTTCTTATACGGCAATGTAAAAAACTCGGGTGTGAACCCGTCGAAACCGCCTCCTGAGTTGAGAAGTTTCGTGAGCGCTTTCGCTTCTTCCTTGGTCTTTCGAGACGAAACGACCGTTCCAGTGGGCGTCTCGGTGATGTGATACATCCCATCTTCGAAGTCGTATCTGTAGTTCATTTACCAACCCTTTTTCTTGTTGAACCTGGTCTTCGGCTTGAACTCTTCCTCTAGCATAGCCTCGCCAAAGTCTGTGTTATCCATGACTGATTTATCATCGTCGCGCTTTGGCTTGGAAGGTGTGAAGCCTCCTGCGACATTCTCTTGCGCTGATTCTTCAAGGTCGAACAGACGCATCTTCGAACGGTCGATGCCGACTACAAAGCGTTTCGGTGTGTCAACAGACCCCCATCGGTTTTTCAGTTGCTTCACCATGATCTGCCCGAGTTCTTCTAGGTCGGGGGAAGAGACGATTGCAACCATGAAGTCGACAGTTGCCGCAAGCCCGAAAGACTCCGAGACTTCGGTGATGTCAACGTCCGAGTTGCTGTATCCGGTTCTGTTGGTCTGAGTCGCACTGACGATAGGAACGTCAAACTCGACCGAGAGCCCCCGGAGTTCTTCCGCGATGTTTTTGACGTAAGTGTATGAGTTCACACTTCCGCCTTGCTTGACGCGAGAGGAAGCGCAGATGTTCAGGTAGTCGATATAGATGATGTCGGGAACGAAGTTCTTCTTGAGCCTGAGTTCATTCAACAGATGTCGGAAGTGCCCCGAGTGCGCAGAGGCAGTCGGATACTCCTTGATGATGAGTTTACCGTGCGTCTTCGCCTTGATCCTTTCGAGTCGCGTTACAAACGACTCCCGAGGCGCCAACTTCAGTTCATCGATGGTCCAGTCCAGCAGGTTGGCGTCGATACGCTGCGCGATCATTTCTTCCGCCATTTCCATACTGATGTATAGAACGTTGCGCCCGTGCATGAGGTTCGCCGCGGCGCAATGCGCCATGAAGAGGGTTTTACCTACGCCGGTTCCCGCCATAAAGATGCTGAGAGACTTCCGCGAGAGCCCGCCCTTAGTGATCTTGTTGAAGTAGTCAAGGTCGAACCCGATTTTGTTCTCTACATTGTGGTAGAAGTCATACCGCTGTAGGAAGTCCTCGGTGTAGTCGTGCCCGATGTTGCTGTCAAAAGACACCGCGAGTGCGGATGACAGAAGTTCAGGTATCGAACCTTTGGTCAGGTCCTTTACCTTTCCGTCAAGAATCAGAATCGACTTCCGAACGGCGTTGAATACGGCCTTGTCTTGACAGAACTTTTCAGTCTTGTCAACGACCCATTCCAGGTTTGTCTTTTCGTCGTGCTTGAGAGACTTGATTATGCTCTCGACCTTCTTGAACCGCTCTTCGTTGAGTTTTTCGCTTTCGCTTGCGGCAATCAGAAGGGTTTCGCGCGTAGGTAGAGAGTTGTAGGTTGTCACATGTTCGTTGATTTTCGAAAAAACGAACTGTTCATCTTGGTCGCTGAAGTATTCATCCTTGATGAAAGGCAGAACCTTCCTTGTGTATTCTTCGTTGTAGACTAGATTCGATAGGATTGTTTGCTCGAGCATTGGTTCTCCAAAGGTTGACTATGAAAGGGAAGAACCCCGAAGTCATTCTTCGGGGTACTCTTCGTTCTCTTCGTCTTTCAGTATTGAGTCAGACGCAATCTGATATCGCTTCTTGAGGTACTCAGCGAAGTGCGTCGTGTAGATGACTGGCGCCCAGAACTCCTTGTTGTCGGTTTCCTTGGCCCGGAACTTCTTGTCTTCAATCTCGCCGGTTTCTTGGTCGACCCGAGAATACCATCCGACTGAAGGCTTCACGACAAAGCCGCCTTCCTGCGCGATATCAAGAAGCCCCGACCACTTGTTGATTCCGCCTTCGAAGCGAACGGTGAACGGAAACTTCGACTTCTCTCGAACAAACCGCGACTTCTCGACATTCATCGTGAAGTGGTAACCCTTGAGTTCTGTGCCTTCCTTGTCCTGCGCCTTCGTGATGATGAAAACCTGGTTTGCGGAATACATGCCGCCGGTCCCGCCGGACATGACAGCCTTTGAGTAAAGTTCCATCGTGTTGTAGACGTGGTTGATTGCGACACAAGGAATATCCTTTGTGGTCAGGTGAGGCGTCACGATCCGCCATAGCGACTTCATGACCCGAGCGCGCGTCATGTCTGCCACCGACTTCTCGTCAAGTGCGTCTTCGACTTCCTTCTTCGAAGCCAGATTGCCGATACTATCGATGAAAATGATGACCTTATCGCCGCGGTTGATGTCTTCAAGCCGCTTCGCGATGTCGAACTTGAGTTGCTCAAGGTTCTCAATAGGTATATGAATGACTCGGTCGGTGTCAATGCCGTTCGCTCGAATATACTCGGGCGTGATGCCGAACTCCGAGTCGTAGAAGAGACAGACCGCTTCCGAGTTCTTTCGAAGGTATGCTTCGACAAACAGAAGCCCGAGAAGCGACTTGAAACTCTTCGACTCGCCCGCAAGGAAGGTCAATCCCGATGTCAAACCCCTGTCAACCGCGCCCGACAGAGCGATGTTGATGATAGGGACTTCAGTCGGAGCGCTATCCTTCACACTGAAGAACTTCGAATCCGAAAGGATGGTCGCTTTGATGCTTCCCGACTTCCTCAGTTTTTCCATAAGACTAGACAAATCAATATTCTCCTTTGCGAATGCGTTCTAGTTTTTCCTTGAACTCGTTGATGCGCTCAACGCGGTCAGGCCACTTGATGATTGTTTTTTCAGGGTTTTTGCTCAGATTATTCAGCAAGACTAACACAGCCGAGTGCATCCTGTCAAGCCTTTCTTCCAAGTCGTCAGAAGAAACCTCGTCTTCGTCTTCCATCGAAAACCCAAAGTCGTCTTCGAAGTCTTCTATATCCATGTCAGTCTCCAAACAGGGCTTCAAGGGTTGCGATTTTGGTGAGTTTCCACCCGATAACGTCCGTTATAGACTTGAGAGGGCTTTCGAAAGCCTTTTCGAACTGAGTGTCATAGTCTATGTATCGTGCCACGTCCAAAAACTCCTTGGGCAGGTCGCCCGAGACGCTGATGACGTTTTCCATACTCGGGTTGGGGGTGCGCAGATAGCAGAACTTGATCTTGTCCCCATCCTGAAGTTTGGGTATCTCCCGTGACAGGTTTCGCTTGTCGATAAGACGGTTGAAGACGAAAGCGCCGCGAACGTGAATCGGGACGCCGGGCTTCCACCCGTTCGAGTTGCCCCACTTTGTCATTTCCGACAGGGACCGCGGGAAAGCAACTTTCTCGTATGGCAGAGTGTAGAACTCTTCGCGGAACTTCTTGACGAACTCGATGAGTTCATCATTGGTGCCTTTCATGATGATCGACAACCCCTCTTTGATCTTCTCACGACAGACCATCGGAGTCGATGACCGAACGGCTTCGATGCCCATGATCTTGAGTTTCGGTTCTGCATATTGAACGCCTTCGGAGTTGTAGACGTTCAAGATATACATCTTCTTCTTCCGCCAGATGCCCACGTCAGCAATCGACTCTCGCTTCATCTTCATCTTCTGCGCGAAAGCGTTCACGTTGTCAGCGAGCCTTTGGTAACTTTCATCGATGAAAGGCTCGAGAAGTTTGGCGCAGATTTTGTCCAAGTAATGAACGACCTGCTCCTTGTCGGGGATTTCCTTGAACCCTGCTTTGACGACAGAATCCAGTCTCAAGTAGACCGAGTCTGTGTCGGATGCGACCACATAATCAATGCCCGTGGTCTTGAGTTTCTTGTTAAGGAACAGGTTGATGTTCTTCTCAATCCATCGAATAGAAAGTTGCCCGCCGAGTGTGACGGATTCTGCATAGGCAGGGTTGAACCAACGGAAGTATTGGTTGCCAAGGCACTAAAGAGAGCCGTATGCACAGTTCAACTGAATCTTTTTGGCATGCTGAATCTTGTCATACCTAATCGACTCGTTTTGCAACTGGCGACGGCGCTCTAATAGTACCTCCTTTCTCCTAATCAGTTCATCTTTTTGCATTTCCAACCTTTTGCCTTTCCTTTTTTTACGACTTCACCGCGTCTATACGACATGTATAGAGTGACATAAGGTATTCCGCGAGATTCGCAGAAGTCTGTCATCCTGTTTGTAACATATTTTTCGCCTGTTGGCGACTCTATCTCCCACGTCGAGTTCAAAGAGTCTCTCAACTTGTCCCGGTTGCCTTCTTTCGTATGCCAGGCTTTCAGAGAGTCACCTATCTTCTTCCCGACCTCCGGGGGTCGCTTGGCGCCTGTGTTTTTTTCTGTGGCCTTGGCCAAGTTCCGTATGGAAACCTCCTTGTAGAAGTCGGGATTTTCACTCCGCGTTTTTTTGCCGGCTTCGATACATTTCTTTCTAGTTTCCGGGTTATTTCGCATATGGGAGTTATCCCCAGCGTTCAAACCAAGTCGGTTTATATGGTCGAAACCGCCCTTGCCTCCTTTGCACAAGTTGTAACACATTTCGTCGTGTATTACACTCTCGTTGACTAACTCGATTTCTTTCTCTATACACTCCTTTTCGTTATCGAACACGAACAACACTTCCTTTTGGAAGTTCGATTTTCCATACTTCTTTATGGCTTTCCTAATGAGGGGCCCGCTGCCCATGTAGTCGTCATTAGGGTTATAGGTCTTATGACGCCCTATGTAGTATTTGCCATTCGTATTGTTTGTGACCTTGTATATAGTGTGAAACATGAAATCTCCTGAAATACAGTTTTCCCATACAGCAGGATTATTTATATTTCTGCAGTTCTTTCTCTATTTCCGCGAGTTCCGCTTCGACTGATTGCAACTCTTTCTGAGCAGTCAACATTCTGTTTTTGAAGTCTTTTCGATCAACATACAACTTTTCCATGATGGCGCCCAAGAACCCCTGTGAGTCTCGTTTCCAGAGACACCCGTTCGGAGTGACCGTGAGGTTCTTTTCTTTCAGGAACTTGAGAAGGTCTTTGTTCTGCTCTGTGTTTTCGTTGTATACAGTGTCAATCATCTTGCCGATGTCAGTCTCGCCAAGCCCGATCTTGCCCCAATACATTTCAGGCGAGATATTGTATTGCATGATGAGGTGCGGATACAGCGAGTTCAGGTCGAAAGACACGATCCACTCATGACGCCCAAGCATGGGTTCCTTGACATAACCCCCTTCGAAAGCGAACTCTGCGCCGTCATACTTGTATTGCGGAATGACGATGTTCCGTTCCATGAGGTAGTTGTGAATGATAACATCCCACATACGAACGGATGTATAAGCGTCGGTGAAGTTCAGTTTCGAGTCGTAGGACAGCGCAAGGACCAGTTCCAGAAGTTTCAACTTGTCTTCCAGTTGGTTGACGATTTCCGTATCTCGAATGTTGTATTCGGCATACAGTTGGAAGTTCTTTTCGTATAGCCCGTGCAGAGAGCCATACTCGGAGTAATCCGTCTTACCGACTCCAAGTTCGACATTCGCGATGTGGTCAAGAGAGTAGGACTCCCGAGTCGTGAACGTCCACTTCTTGTAGACAAGCATGTAGTCCATGACCGCCACGCCCGCGATGTCATACGTTTTGTATTTTTTCCCGAGAGAGTTGACCTCTTCCTTTTCGCGAACGCGCCCCCACGGGGACAGTCGCTCTGCATGAGCCTGCCCGAGAACCCTTCGAATGCGGTTGATGATATATGGAATGTCGAAAGACTCGATGTTCCACCCCGTGACGATATCGGGGTCCATTTCACACCACTCGTTGATGAAGCGAGCGAGAAGTTCCGCTTCGTCGCGGCACCGAATGACCTTGACGTTAGGAATGTGCGAGTGGTACTCCTTCACCGAGAGGAAAACATAGTCCTTCCCGTTCGACAGAGTGATAGCCGTGATTTCACGGTTAGCAGTGTCAACATCCGGAAACCCATCGTCCGACATGGTTTCGATGTCGAAAGACACGATGTTGACAAGTTCCCGGTCGTAGTGGATTTCTCCGGGGAACTTGTCGTTAATGAAAGGGTAGACGAAGTTGGTCATTCCGAAGAACTCGAAGTTCTCGATTCCTTCGTATTGCTTGATGAACTCCTTTGCAGACTTGATCGAGTCGAACTGAATCTTGTCAGCAGGGTCACCGAATACCGTTCGATATTCGGCGTCTGCTTTCTTGGACTTGACAAACAGATACGGTTTGTAAGACAGTTCGTATTGACGGCGCTTGCCGTTTTCGATTGAACGGACAAGAAGTTTGTTGCCATACTGAATGACATTCAAGGGGAAGTTTTTGCTCATTTTTACCTGATGATGTCGATTTCGCTTGCGTTTTCGTTCCAAAGTTCCTGCTTGGTCCGAAGTCTACCTTCAGCCTTGAGGTTGTCGAATCGCTTCTGTGCCAGTTTTTTCCACCAGACAGTCACGTTTTCAATGGTGAACTTATCATAGTTCTCCCCCTTAATCAACTCATCGGTCTTGCCGAGGATATAGTCTCGGGTGTTGGAGTATCCATAGTCGGATATGTAGACGCGCTTCTGCTCCGTCAAGTCCTTCGCCTTTTCGATGACCTGAACAAAGTGGTTGAAGTCGTCTTCGTTGTGCTTCTTCAGCGAAGCCTTGGTGATGGCGATCATCATCGTTTGAAGAGAGAGTTTGACGGATGAAGCCTTCGTTTTCAGAGGTTCCCCGTTCTTGTCTCCGAACCACTCCTTCAACTCCGCGAACTTTTCATCGTTCAAGAGAGGCGTGAAGTCGCTGTCTGTCAGC